TCATTCACAAGACGCTGCAATTCTTTAATCTGCTCATCAGTCAGTGTAAATGTCTGACCTTCCTCAGCTTCAAAATTCCAAACATCCAGTAAAGTCACAGGCGTATCTTTCACCACCAGCCAAGAATCAATATCCACTGGCTCGGCATATCGCATATCACCATTCGAGCTGCGCATCTCAGTCATCGTGTGAGGCAATACAGCCATTGAACAATCAGCCGTTGCCCACAGGTTTTCACCAATCTGGCGATATAAACCAAAGGTCAGCACGTTATCTTCAATCGAAATATCCAGATCCACACGGAAGCTTGGTAGGTCTGAAAAGTACAAATCACGGGTAAAATCTTCATTTACCTTGCAGCTTGTGACGCGAGTGTTATGACCATCACGGCACAGAAAGAAGGACTGATTGCCGATGTGGTTGATAGGACGCATGGCCGCACCACATCCACAGAATTGAGCGTAAGTGTTCATTTAGCACCCCCAACAATCGCAGCATTAATCTTTTCAATCTCATAACGATCAACATAGGCATTCACAGTCTTGTCAAAATGCACCACGTTTAGAATGTCCAGAAACTCGACTGAGGCATCGTCCAAGGCATATTCAACATAAATGCTGTAATCGTCAGCTTTGACAGTAGCGGTGCAAATCTGATTGCAATTCACGCTCTCAACTTCGTATTTCTTTGCAGCGATATTCACTTGCGGCTGATCTTCAATAGATTCAGCTTGGGCAAAGCAGCCTGATAGCGCGAGGGCTAAAGCTGTATTGATTAATATTGGTTTTAGATTCATAATAATTTCACTCACAGGTAGTATGTGGGTCATGCCTCAGGGGTTCGCAGCACGCTGGGGCTTTTCTTTGTTTGTGAGGTTGATAATAGCAATGTTATTATTTATTTTCAATAACAATGTTAGTAATTTTTTATATATTTTTCTAGTAACAAAAAAAAGACCACCAAAAGGTGATCTTTTTAATAAACCAGTTATTAGTTAAATTTAGAAAGCTTCTTCAAAGTTCTTCGGTGCTCGACAACCGTCCCGATAATTTCAACCTTTGAGCGATCTGATCGAATGGTTGGGAAGTCAGGATTAATCGGTACTAAATCAAAAACCTCAACACCATCTTCATTAATCCCGCGAGATCGATATTTCTTAAAAGTAATTCCATCAGGACTTTCTGCCAATACCAGGTCTGTCGGTTGTGGTGCTACTTGAGTATCAATGATAATTAAATCACCCTCTTTAAATTCAGGCATCATGCTATCGCCTACAACATAAGCGCCAAATGTCGAAGGACTAACACTAATACTCACAAACACATAGTCATCTGATGGCATTTGTATAGCTTCACGCCACTTACCAGCCTGAACATAAGTCAAGATAGGAACGCGCTTCAATCCATCTAGTCCAGCAACCTCCACATTATTATCCATTTTATCTGTGATACCAGACACCGACTCAATACCGGCAGCCAATTCAGGACTTATCTCTGATGGTGAAATATCAAAATAGTTGGAAAGCTTGATAAGAGCATCTAGGTTGAGAGGTGTTCTGGCATTCAGGTAGGCACTAAAGGCACCCTGTGTAGACCACCCACAAGCCTCAGAAACATCTTCCTGAGTAACTTTGTTTCCAGTTGCTCGCATAGAGTCTTTAAATACATCCCATGCTTTTTTTAAGCGAGCAGCATCTTCTTGACGAGCAGCAGATAAAGGCTTTCTAACCATCACACACATCTTAATAGACCTTAAGTTGCATTAATCTTAATAATGATATTATTAAACAGCAAATAACAATGCTATTGCAAGCATATAATAACAGTGTTAGTATTTTAATGTGTTCCACTAATAATGTTATTTTTTATGAAAACTGAGACAGTCCTTTTAAGCGATCTGGTTGCTCAAGAGGGGCAGATTAAGGCTGCCGACAAAATCGGCTGTCACCAGACTGCGATTAGTGCAGCAATAAAGAAGGGGCGCGAGATTTATTTAGAAGTGAGAAACGGATCAGTGGTTTCTGGCTTTGAGGTTAAACCAGCTCTCAATCTTCCATTCCACAAAAATAAGAAAGCCTGACGGTCGAGGTCAGGCTTCTTGTTGTTCAAGAAGGATATAACTAAATGAACACAAATATATTATCACATCACGCAGAAAGGGCAAATGACTACCATAGCCCAGACTGTGTTGATTTAGAAAATTGCCCAAAGTGCAAAGCTTATGTCGAATCAGTCAAAGTTGACTTGTCCACATTCTCGAGACTGCTTGCCGATTTTAATAAGCAGTTCGGGGGTGGACATGAGTAAACTTCTCATTAACGAAAATCCGATGGTGATTTCACCGACGCTTGTAATTGAGCTCGGCTCATTTGAGGCGGCGGCTTTTCTTCAGCAATTACATTTCTGGCTTGGTGTGTCTCAACACCAACACGAAGGCAAGAGTTGGGTTTACAACACGCAAGAGCAGTGTGTGGAAATGATGCGTGGCACGATATCTAAAAGTACTGCAAAGCGCATTGTTAAAAAATTGCAAGCCCTCAATTTAATCACTGTGGCTCAGCTTCATAACAACAAGTGGAACAAAACAAATTACTTCACTATCAACTATGTTGAACTCTCAAAGCTAGAGCAAAAATATAGCTCAAACCCTTGTGTAGCAGATTGGGTCAAGTTGAACCAATCGAATGGTTCAGACTGCACCAATCGAGTAGACCAATGTGAGCCAATCGATAAGACCAATGTGAGCCAATCTTTACAGAAGAATACTACAGAAGAAAACAAACAGAATATTACTGATATTCAATTTGAAGAATTCTGGAAAACCGTACCTAACAAAGATGGAAAAAAACCAGCACAAGCAGCCTTCAAAAAAGCAATTAAGAAAATTTCTCTTGATGACCTGATTGTTGCTTACAAAGCTAATGTTCAAGTATGTGAAGCACAAAATCGGTTCAAGAAAAATCCAGCAACTTGGCTTAATCAGGAATGCTGGAATGACGAATCGATCCAGCCAACCATCCAGCAACTTAAAAATCCGAATCCGGCTCAATCTCCTGACCAACCAGCAGCACCAGTTTTCAAAGGTGTGGCTAAGAAATTTAAGGGGATGAGCAATGACTGAGTTATTTTCGATTCCTACCGAACAAGCTGTCTTATGTTCATTCATGGATTTCGCTGGATCTGGTGACTACATCGAGCAACTGGAAGAAAGCGATTTCTATGCCAGCCGTCACCAAGTCATTTTCAATTACATCAAACGCCAGCACCTAAAAGGCGAAGGGCATGATGCAGTTGTTGTTTGGGAGCAGATTCGCTCAAATCCAACAGAAAGCACCCAGATCGATGAAACATACATCATGGAGCTATCAAGCGCCATATCGCTTCCTAGGCTCATTCCTACGCACATCAAAACCCTAAAAGATTTATCTACTCGCAGAAAGATTGCAGACCTGAGCAAGCATATCGGCACCATTGCCAACGATACGCTGACTTACACCGGTGAAACCGCAATTGAAAAGGTGCAGTCACTGGTTTCTGGTCTTGATAACACATCGACCCAGCAAGCAACTTTGAGCGTCGAAGCAATTGCTGTGGATGTGCTGACTGACATCATTGATCGTCATCAAAAAATTCATGCCGGTATTGAAGTCAAAGCGGGGGTAAAGACAGGTTTTATTGAACTGGATAACAAGCTGGACCGCATTGACCGTACCGATCTGGTGATTATCGGTGCACGTCCTTCGATGGGTAAAACCACATTGGCCCAAAACATCATGCTCGACCTTGCTGTAAATCAGGGTGAAGTAGTGTTGTTCATGTCTGGGGAGATGTCGAAAGAGCAGATCATGGAGCGAATGATTTCGGGCCTTGGCCAGATTCCATTGAAGCAGGTTCGTTCAGCTCAATTTGATTCGGAAGGCGCAGGTTGTATTTATCGCGCTGTCGATACTTTGAAAAAATGCCCGATCTTCATCAATGACAAGGCCTCTCCAAGCCTGGCTGATATTCGCCGTGAAGCTCGTAAGGTTCAGCAAAAAACAGGCGGTCGATTGAATGCCATCGTGGTTGATTATCTTCAGATCATGACACCGCCTGAGAAAACAGGAAACAAGGTGCAGGAGATTGGTGATATTTCATGGGGCCTTAAAAAGATTGCCAAGGACTTTGGTTGCCCAGTAATTGCTCTGTCTCAGCTCAACCGATCTTTGGAGCAGCGACCAAACAAGCGTCCAGTGATGTCAGATATTCGTGAGTCAGGCGCTATTGAGCAAGATGCAGACATCATCATGTTTATCTACCGCGATGAAGTTTACAACAAGGATTCAAAAGATGCCGGCACAGCAGAAATCATCATTGGCAAGGCGCGTAACGGATCAACTGGAACGGTTCGCCTGGCAACTGATTTAGGTCGGGCCACTTTCTGTGATTTGAGTCCTGAATATTACACGCAGTTGCAGATTGCAGGGCAAAGCGCAGGGGGTGGGGTGTGAATTACGGTTCTGTATGTTCTGGAATAGAGGCAGCAACAGTTGCTTGGCACTCACTGGGATGGAAGCCGGAATGGTTCTCAGAAATTGAAAAATTTCCAAGTCAGGTTTTGGCCCATCACTATCCCGATGTTCCTAATTTGGGTGATATGACAAAGATCGCAGCGCTGATCCAGCAAGAAGTAGTGGATGCCCCAGATGTTCTAGTTGGTGGAACACCTTGCCAGGCATTTTCTGTAGCAGGGTTAAGAAATTCTTTAAATGACGACCGTGGGCAGTTAAGCCTTGAATTTGTGAGATTAGCAAATGAGATTGATTCAGCAAGACTTATTCGGGGACTTAAGCCATCCATTGTTGTTTGGGAAAATGTCCCAGGAGTGCTCAACACCTCAGACAACGCTTTCGGTTGCTTTTTGGGAGCATTGTCAGGTGAAGGGTGTGAGCTACAGCCGGCAGGGAAGAAATGGCCGAACGCTGGTTGTGTGTATGGACCACAAAGACAAATCGCTTGGCGAGTCCTTGATGCTCAATATTTCGGAGTCGCCCAACGAAGAAAACGTGTGTTTGTTGTCGCAAGTTCTAGAAAGGAATGTATTGCCGAAATACTTTTTGAGCGCAAAAGCATGCCAGGGGATATTACGAAGGGCGACTGCAAGAAAAAAAACTATTCCGCCTCAATTGCTAAATGCCTTACAAGACGTGGCGCAGGAGGACAAAACCTAGATATAGAGACAGCAAGTTTTGTTATTCATGGCTCTCAAGATCCGATCATAAATAATGATATTGCTCACTGTTTAGGGCGTAACCGTGGGCAGGAAAATGCAGTTTTTAAAACCGCTGCGACGTTGACAAGAGGTTTTGGCGATCGAGGAGTTGATGCGGATCAAATTGCAAATGGTAATTGCGCAATAGAAATACAGGGTGTTCGCAGATTCACGCCAGTGGAGTGTGAGCGCCTTCAAGGTTTTCCGGACAACTACACGAATGTGGCAAATGCTACTGATACACCACGCTACGCAGCGCTGGGAAACTCAATGGCCGTGCCGGTTATGAAGTGGATTGGAGAGCGAATTCAGGAAGTGTGCGGGGGTGTGGCATGAACGAAAGAACATATCAGCACAACAAGGCAGCCTCATTAAATCGTGGCATTGACGTTTTACTTGTTATTAAAAACACACCAATCGCCACAACCAAGGAAATCAAAGATCAAGCGCTGCCATACATGACGATTAGATCGGTACAGCGCTACTTAAAAACCTTGGTGCAAGTCGGTCTTATTGGATTTGTTGGAGGTGGTAATGACGAATATCGCTACTTCCTTACACCTAAAGCCAAACAGTTATTCGGGGGTGGGCCATGCTAGACACCAAAGAGCAAATCAGAACAGCACTGATTGAAATTGCTGAAGCATTGGGTAGACCGCATTACGAGCCGCTGACTGTCAGGGAGGTTTTGGCGAGTTTTGATAACAACACTGATCACCCATTGAAAGTAGCAGTATTAAGAAAAATACCTTTCCTTGGGCGCAAGAGTCCAATCGAGGTTGTGACACCAAAAATAAGACCTAAGAAACCAACTCGGAAGGCATCGCCAGTTGAGGTGAAGAAAGAAATTCTAAAACTGGCTCAACATGGAACTATCACAAAATTTAGAAGTGGTTGCGACTGCAAGGAGTGCATGGAATGGGCATGAACTTAATCGAAGAATTGGGTTTGGAAAAGTGTAAGCAGATTGTGGATGGGGCGCCTGAGTATTCATACGCAGTAGTTCCTTGTGCAGATGGTGAAATGTATTTCGCTCAAAGAGAGGATGGCAAGTGGTTTCGATACAGTGACGGCTATCAAAAGTGGCTTGAGTATTGGGGTAAGTGTGACCCAATGGATGTAGCAATCAAGCTGGCCGATATCAAATCTGAAATTGATCATCACTATTACGGTCGAAGCGAATCGGAAGAATTGACTTCTTATGCGGAACTGAGCCAAGAAAAAATTGAAGGCGGTGCAATGTTTGCAGGTGATAACTCCAAGGTTGTGCAGATGGTTCGAGATATTACGGACCATTGCACAGACATCCGTAACCACATTAGCCCGAATACGAAGGTGATTGAGCATGAATGATTTTGAAAAGTGGTTTGAGGATCAAGACTTCTACACAAACATGCGATTCATCCATGGTGACAAGCTGTTTGATAAGGATGGCGATGTATATCGGGTGCTGCCGGTACAGATGGTTTATCAGGGTTGGAGCACACAACGTCAGCGCTCTAAGGATGAATTTGTCGCACTCACTCAGGAATGGCACACCAAAGGCTGGAATGCTCGTCAGGGTGAGATTGATGAGCTAAAAGCCCAGCTCAACAACATGGAGGCTTGTTATGTCGGGATTAAGAAAATCAACGATGAGCAGTCTGCAATTATTCAGGGTCACTTTGCTGCGCGGCAGGATATGCAAAAGCGAATTGATGAATTGGAGGGTGCGCTCAATGAAGTTAAAGAGTGGAAATCTCATCCAGTTGGGCATGAGACATCTTTTGGTTCTTGGGGTGTAAGGGATTTCTATAGAGGCTTGGCAGAAAAAGCCCTGCGAGGTGAGTCATGATTAGTGTTGGAGACCAAATTAAAACATGTCGGTTTGAGAGTGCTGAAATTGTCGAGGTCTTACCGAATGGCAGCTACGGACTTAAATACAAGAATGCAGTCCTGTATTACACACATGATGAGCTAGTTGCTTCAGGCATTAAAGTTGTGAGTCGAGGTGCCAATGACTAATCTCGAAGCTGTTTTTGTAGGTCTTATTTGCATGGCGATAGGGGTTTTCTTGGGTTGGCTAATAGGAAGGTGAGCATGAAAAACGCTGAATCAATATCGTACATCTGCATAACGATTTTAATTTTGGTGTGGTGGTTTAAAGAACCTATTAGCAAGTTGATAGGTGGGTAATGCGTAGAGCCGCAAAGGTTGATGCAAATCAAACTGAAATTGTAAAGGCGCTACGTCAGGTTGGGGCAAGTGTTCAATCGCTTGCTTCAACTGGCAAAGGTTGTCCAGATCTACTGGTAGGCATTCGGGGATTAAATTTCTTGATTGAAGTGAAGGATGGGGCAAAACCTAAATCAGATAGAAAGCTCACACCAGACCAGGTGGTATGGCATCAGACATGGCAAGGCCGTGTTTATGTGGTTGAGAGTGTAGAGCAGGCATTAGAAGTAATTAAGGCTTAAGAGGGAATAGGGATGAATGCGATGGTAGCTGAAAAGATGACAAACATTGAATGGTTGGGGCAGCAGTTAAGAGCCAAAACAGCAAATTATGAAGCAGATACACCACCAACAAATGAAATCCCTGTCAACTGGGAAGATCGTTGTGGTGCGATTGCCTTAATGCCAAATGATGAAACTAAGGCTTATGCGTCAATTTTGGTATGGGGTGATTATCGAGACAATACGGATAATTATTCCGTGGTCACAAGATACATTTCTGATTATTTGTGGCGCATGGTGCAGGAGGAAATGGATAAGCAGCGTGAAAGCTTTGATATGCAGCAATTCTGCAAGCATATCGCACGTATGGAGCTGTTCTACTCATTACGTCCAAAGTTGCGTGAATACCACACATTGAAAGGCCGCTTGGTATTTTCAGGGATTGACTATATTGAGCCAAATACTTACTCGAAACGCTATGCATGGCTAGGTAATGCAGTTGAACTTTTGCTCAAAGAGTTGGATGATGAGGTAGAGCATTATGCAGGCCAGTACCGGAAAAATTTAAGAAAATTGAGTGTTTGACATCCTATATGGATGTAAGGTATTCTTTTTCTATACTGGTCGTATTACGGTTCAACCGAGACCA